TCTAAAAAGGCTAAGAAAGCGACTCTGGTGACTAAAGCAAAAGGTCCATCGAAGAAGGCTAAAGAAAAGCCTAAAGCGATGGAAGACATATTCTATTCGTAACGGAGTTTAACTCATGGCTACACTATCAAGCACTGTACTTACCCTGGCGGACTGGGCTAAACGCCTAGACCCAGACGGTAAGACAGCAAAAACGATTGAGATTCTGTCTCAAACCAATGAAATCCTCACCGACATGACGTTCAAAGAGGGCAATCTTCCAACCGGCGAGCAAACCACTATTCGTACTGGTCTGCCTACTGTGTTCTATCGCCTGATTAACCAGGGTGTTCCGAAGTCAAAGTCTACCACTGCGCAAATTGTGGAAAACGCGGCTATTTTGGAGGGTCGTTCGGAGGTTGATAAGGACGAAGCGGAGCTTAACGGTAATGTGAACGCCTTTCGTCTGGACGAGATGCAAGCGTTTATGGAGGCAATGAATCAACGGATGGCGGACACGCTGTTCTTTGGCACCGCAGCCAATCCTGAAGAGTTTGTCGGCTTCACTCCGCGCTATAATGATCTGTCGGCTACCAATGCGCAGAACATTCTAGATGCAGGGGGCTCTGCTTCAGATAACAGTTCTATCTGGCTGGTAGGTTGGGGTCAACGGACTGTCCACGGCATCTTCCCGAAGGGCTCTTCGGCTGGCTTGCAGCATGAGGATCTAGGTCTTCAGGATGCTTTCGATAGCAACAACGATCGTTTCCGTGCCTATACAGACCGCTTTGTGTGGAAGAATGGACTGGTGGTTAAAGACTGGCGCTATGCGGTTCGTATTGCCAATATCGATATCTCTGATCTGGTAGGGTTGACCAGCACTCAAGCGCTGACTGCTTCAACCTCTATCATCAAGCTGATGTCTCGGGCGATTGACCGCTTGCCTTCACTGTCTAACGTCAATCTGAGCTTCTATGCAAACCGTACTGTACTCTCTCATCTGCGTATCATCGCGCTTGAGAAGAGCAACCAGGCAGTGACCATTGAGCCAGCACTGAACCAGTTCGGGGATAACATCTTCGAAACTCGTTTCCTCGGCATCCCGGTGCGTTTGGTTGATCGTCTGACCGAAACCGAAGCCGCAGTAGTTTAAGGAGAAATACTATGTATCTTGATGCACAATCTCAGTTCTCCGATTCGCAAGCGGTTACCGCTTCAGCAGTCGGTACAAACGTGATTGACCTCTCCCAGGATCGGTCAATCGGTAATGGCGAGGCTATGACGGTGATGTTTACTGTCATTGTGGCAGCGGATCAGACATCCGGCGACGAGGATTACACCTTTGACGTTGAGTATGCGACTAACGCTGCTCAGTCTACTGGCGTTCAACTGGTAGGTCGCCGTGTCTTTGAGTCAGGAACTCCTACAGCTCCTGCTCAAGATGCTGATTTGCTGGTTGCTGGCTTCAGCTTCTTTATCGACATTCCATCTACTAAGCTCTCAGAAAGCGCTCAGTTCTTGGGGATTCGGTATGTAACAGCTGGCGCAACGCCTATCATCACAATGTCGGCTCATCTGATGCCTAAGAGCTTCGCTGATGCCACTAACGACTACGCAGATGGCTACCTAATCACATAAGGGGTGAAATATGAAGGTTCGAGTACTTCCAGAATGCAGAGGTTTCTTTGATGGCAAGATGCGACATGGCATCGGTGACAGTCACAAAGTAGCTGATGAATTCGAAATCAAGCCTAGAACTTGTTTGAACAGGGTAGACAGCCAAGGAAAACCGGTTGTCCTGTCAGAAGACGAGCAGTTTAGCGCTAAGTGGATGGAGAAGGTTAAGCCCGGACCAAAAGCCAAAGCTGCAGAGTAAAACAAAGGGGGAGAAATCCCCCTTCCATTCTTTTCTATGGTGTGATCTATGTCTCTTGATACTCTAGATAACTTGAAACTTGAAATCATAGATTGGTCGCATCGTGACGATATCGATTTAAAGGTTGATACGTTCATTGATTTAGCAGAATCACAGATGTTCGCTAATCAACTTGAGCCTCTTCGTCTGTTATCAGAAGACACTTTAGTAACAGACACGCTTGATTCCACTACTCCTAGCCGCTTCCTGGCCCTTCCCGCTGGATTTCAGTCGATGAGGAAGCTAAGGATTCAGATCGAAAATGGCGAGTCCGTTGAGCTGCAATTCAGGACCCCCAGCCAGCTACGGATTATAAACAGAGCAGGCTTGCCTTGTTTCTTCACTGTTACCAGCCAATTAGAATTTGATAGAGATCCTGACATTGATTATTCGGTGAGGATTCAATACTTCAAAGACTTCACACCACTTTCTGATGCTAACCCAACCAATCAAGTATTAACTGATCATCCAGACATTTATCTATGGGGCTCACTATGGGCTCTGAACAATTGGGCGGAGCAAGAAGTAGTTGCAGCCAGGTATTTCCAACAGTTCATATCAGCTATCAAAGGCGCGAACCTTAAGGCAGAGATGGGGCGCTATGGGCCAGCTCCTGTAATGCGAGTTGAGGGGTTCACCCCATGACCTTCCAGACAGTCCCTGTCAATGTAACAGGCCCGTCCTATCAAGATAGGTCTAGACCCCTATCCTCGCAGGAAACCCGTGGGTTCTATCATGAGGTGGTTCCTAGCGGCAAATCTCAATTTGTACTCAAGTCATTCCCCGGACAAACGCTATTCGGATCGGCAGCAGCGGGAGTTGACCGCGGCCAAACTGAGATGAAGGAAGTTGATTTTAGAGTTGTTGGGGAGACCTTATTCGAAGTCTCATCAACTGGTGTTCATGCCTCAAAAGGATCGATACCAGGAAACGACAGGTGCATATTTGCCAACGATGGGATCAACCTATTCATCGTAACGGGCACGACTGTATTTCAATATGACGGGACTTCAGTATCTACGGTGACAGATGTAAATATTGCCGGGTCAAAGTCTGTTACATTCATCAACAACCAATTTATTTATACGAAAGACACGCTGTCTATAGTGTCTGATGTTGGCGATGGATCATCTGCCAGCGGATTAAACGCTATTGGCGCCGAGTCTTCTCCTGATGATCTGGTTAGAGATTATGTATTTGATCAGGTCATCTATCGAATGGGTGAAAGAACGGTAGAACCTTGGTACAACTCCGGGGTCGGCTCTCCACCAATAGCCAGGATAGAAGGCGGTCAATTCGCTGTCGGTCTAGGGGCCATACACGCTATTACGAACACAAAGGATGCAATGTACTGGTTTGGTTCTGATCGTCGCGTATATAGGACGAGAGGAGGCGTGGAGGAGGTCATATCATCCCCAGCAATAAGCAACGCGACAGAAAACTATACGACTGTCTCAGATGCATTCCTGCATCAGTTTGTATTCCAGGGTAAAGCATTTGTGATTCTCGATTTCCCCTCTGAAGATAAGACATGGGGGTTTATAGAAGAGCTTGCAACAGATGGATGGTTTGAATTATCTGCCGGAACGTCAGGGGGGCGATATAACATCAATTCCTATGTGTCGGTATACGGCAAAATCCTTGCAGGCCATAAAGACAGCGGTGAATTGTATAATCTGGATATTGATAACTTCACCCTTAACGGTGATGTATTCCAAAGACGCAGAGTGATGACCTCTATCAATGGCAATGCTATTGGAGCGAGAGGGAAGCGTGTCCAGATGTCCAGGTTTGAGCTTATTGTTGAGAAGGGTGTAGGGTTGATCTCAGGACAAGGTGAAGACCCTTTGATTATGTTGGAATTCTCAACGGATGGCGCAAAGTCATGGTCTACAGGTACATGGATGCGCATAGGTAGGCTTGGAGAGACTAATATCAGGTGTGAATGGTGGTCGATGATCTCTTTTTATGACCTTATTATCAGAATCACCACATCAGATCCCGTTGATTATTCTATTTTCGAAGGGTCGATTGATTTGAGGTTAGCTGGCCGATGACTAATCCTGTAAATCCGCCACCTCAGTTAAGAATCCCAGATGCTTTGGCAAAAGACAGAGAGGTGTTTGGGTTTTTCAGACAGATAAACCAGATTCTTTTTCAATTATGGAACAGGACGGGCGGAGAAGATGACGCGATTGCTGATGCACAAGAGCCCGTCATTGCGACTGCCTTCGCTCAATTGAAAGTATTGAATGAACGAGTGGGTTCGGGTGAACTATTAACAGCAGACACTACAAGCTGGACGGTAGATTCAACGAGATTTTGGGCTGACGAGACAGAGGCTTAAGTATGGCTCAGCAATTGATCAACATAGGCGCAGCGGCAGACGATGGGACAGGTGATACCTTCCGAGATGCCTTTGATAAGACAAACGATAATTTCACAGAGCTATTTTCAGAAGTAAAGCCGATCCGGGAAGTTGTTGTTAATACGATGGCTGACCTTCCTGCGGCTGTTTCGGGTCAAATCCAACTCGCAGACCAAATAAAATATGTAGTAGGAGAGGACTTAAACCAGGGGACAGATCAGTTTGTTCTTGGTGCTGATACCGTATTCTCTGGTCTTGATGAGAACGTTGTGACGGTGACTTATACAGGGACCGGGCCTCAGTTTACAGCGATAGACAAATCATGCCGCTTGAAAGGGTTTACCGCTAATTGTATATCTGGAACGTTTTTTAACGCATCAAACTCAGCAGGCAATGAAGGCACTTCTAACGTCATTCTTGATAATGTTGACGTAGATTGTGCAACGTTGGGGAGCATAGCCAACCTAAATATATTCGGGATGTTCAGGTGTGCATTTAACTCTATCTCAACAGATGGATGGACGTACATAGGCACTCAGGGCAACGTAGTAACGATTAATGATGTAGTTATATTGCAGCAAGCCGGCATATTCTTAGACCTTGGGTCGGCAACCTTCCTAAGCTTTGATATTGATAACTATCTTATGCTAGGTAGTGCTGGAACCACTTTCTTATCTGGATTAACTGCATCAGGCAATATCCGAACAGGGGGCTTGGGAAGAGTAATTCGGGGGCGTGATTTTGGCGCGGAGACTATTCTAAGCGGAATTAGTGTTGATGATGCTCTGTGGGAGTTTGATCTAAACGATAAGATTGCAGACACCCGGGCGGATGGGCTCTTGTCTATGCAAAACAATGCGGTTGCCACAATAATCGCTGCGCCTAGTTCAGATGGGTCAAGCGCGGTCCTAGTTGCGGGCACCTGGGTTGTTGAAAGAGCCAGCCAGATGACAGGCACCACAGCGGGAAGGCTTACATATAATGGAGGCAAAGACGCAACTCTCCCGATGACGGTATCTGTCTCGGTTGAGCCAGCAAGCGGAACAAATATCAATCTATCTGCTTATATCGCCATAGGTGGTGTTGTGGTCGCCAATTCAAAGCGGTCAAGCTCAGCAAGCGCCGGGTCTCCATCATCAATAACAATTCCTTGGCAAGAAGTTTTTTCTACAACTAATTTCTTCGAGGTATTTGTAGAGAACAACGACAACACCACGAATATCCTCGTGTCTAGCGCTATATCGAGGGCCAACTAATGGCCAACCCAAAGGTCTTTGTAAGAGATTTCACCTCAACCTTAGCTGATACCATAGAGGAAGTGTATAAGTCTCCTCTTGGGGGTTCCGGGTCGGTAGTGACGGCATTTACAGCGACAAATGCAACCGCTGTTAACAGAATTCATTCTGTTTATATCTTCGGGGCTGATGGGGTTTTAACGAAGAAGCTTATTTCAGATGAAAGGTTGATCAGGAACAAATCCAGCTTTGGAGGCGAGATAGGAAACCAAGCGTTAGACCCTGGAGAAACGATCAGAGTGGAGTCAGACCTAGCCGATTCAATAAGCTGGAATATTAGTGGCAAAGAATTTGTATGATCCTAAAGTCTACAGATGACATAGAGCTGATCAGGTCCGTAGTTAAAGAGGTATATCAAGAAATAACAACGGATGATGATCCTTGTTTTGATGCCTTTAAACCAGTATTAGAAAACAGGAAGTACCTAGCAGGATACGTTAAAGGCGAATGCATAGGGATAGTGGTATACTGTTTTAATAAAGACAGAACCATGATCCACATTGTTGTAAAGCCAGAATTCAGAGGTAGATATGCTTGGATTCTGGCAAAGAAGGCACTAAAGGACAGAGCGGGAATAATCTTCACGGAAATCCCAGATCTATACCCTAATGTAATCAAATTCGCTGAGAAGCTAGGATTTGAAATAGTTGACAGGTCGAAGACTTGTCTTATAGGCGGGGCTGAATATGCCGTCAATACATTGAGGTTAGAATAATGAGCTTCATCAGCGATATTATTAGTGCTCCGCTTGATATTCTCGGCGGTTTGACCGGAGCCACAGCAGCAGAGGCGGCACAAACCGGAGCAGCTCAGCAAGCTGATGCAACAAGACAAGCTATTGCCGCACAGCAACAGGCAGCGCAGCGAGGGCAGGAGTTTCTATCTCCATTTGCTCAAGTAGGGCAACAAGCTCTTCCGCAAGCAGGCTTCCTCACCGATCCTCAAGCGCAATTCGAATTCCTTCAACAGAATCCCCTGTTTCAATTGTCATTAGACGAAGCACGCCGAGGCACTCAGCAGACGGCTGCAGCGGGTGGGAGACTGAGCGCAGGCGATACCCTTCAACAACTATCAAAGAATGTTCTTTTATCTGCTCAGCCCCTTATCGGCCAGCAACAACAGAACATTGCCGGATTGCTAGATTTCGGTAGAGGATTAGCTACCACTCAGGCTGGAATCGAAACAGGCACGGCTCAGCAAGTAGCTCCCTTGCTTCAAGATATCGGAAACATTCAAGCCGCTGGAGGAATTGGTGCTGCTGGAGCAAGAGGAGCAGGAGCACAGAATCTCCTGTCAGCTGGACTAACAGATTTCAGTCAATTCGGAAACACAGGTTTCGGCAAACTAGCGGGGTTGTTGTTCTAATGGCTGCAAGACCAGATATTTTATTAGCCGGACAGGTGCCAGATATTGGCGCGACATTCAGGAATGCTTTGTTGAATGTGCAAGGCGTCAGAGGGTTGCAACAAGCTCAAGCCCAAGCAGAGCGAGAAGCACAATTACAGCCTTTGCGTCAGCGTCTATTGCAAGCTCAAACAACGACAGCAGAGCAGGGCGTAGCAACTCCGCAACAGCTAGGCTCGCAGCGCAATCTTGCCAGGCTTGAGTCGGTCGCCAATTTCTCGCAGTTCGCATTGCCAGGGCTTCAGGCAGGAGACATAGAAGGGACTAGAAACGCACTACAGCAGCGCAGGCAGTCTTTAATCGCTGCCACCCCACCAGGGCAGCAAGCGGACACCACAGAGACTGACGAGGCTCTACAGCTCCTGGATGCCAATCCTCAGTTGTTAGCGCAGAGAATGGGGCAGGCTATTCAGGCACAGCAGGCTGCATCAGGTAAATCCGCCGCTTCGTTCACATTGGGCCCAGGACAACAACGTTTCGGTCCTACAGGAGATGTTATTGCAGAGATTCCAGCTGCAACTAAGCTAAGTCCATTACAGCAAAAGGTAGCTGCAGAAGGTCTGGACCCAAATACGCCAGAAGGACAGAAAAGAGCCAGAGAATTAAACCAACGTGCCGCTACAGATCCATCCCTGAAGCTTACTGATCGACAAATATTATCAAAAGCCAGTGAGGGGCAGTTAGCATCAGCGGGATTTGCTAATCGAGTTCAAGCATCAAATGCGATTTTGACTGAATTGGAGGATACGCCAGGATTTGACCCCACATCGATTCAAGCGAGTTTCCTCCGTTCTGTTCCTGGTGGAAATATTATTTTGTCCGAAGAACAACAGCGATTCCAACAAGCAAAGGAAGATTTCATAACAGCAGTTCTACGGAAAGAGTCAGGGGCGGCGATTGGAGTTGAGGAATTCGAAAAGGAAGATAGAAAGTTTTTCCCACAAATTGGCGACAAACCAGGAGTTTTGAAGCAAAAAGCTATAGGTAGAGAAAGAGCTTTCCAAAATCTAAGCAAGCAATCTAAAGGTGTATTTAGAGTTCAATTTAACAACCCTCAAATATTAGAAGATGGCGGTCAGTCATTAGGAGTAGCGGAGGGGTTCAACGAAGGCGATACAGCCACTAATCCGCAGACAGGCCAGAAGATAATCGTCAGAAACGGACAATGGGTATCTCAATAATGGCAACATTGCCCGCAGGTTTTGCATTAGATAAAGCAGAGGCGAAGACATTGGCAGGAAGTCAGCTGCCGGCAGGATTTCAGCTTGATGCGCCTATTCAACCAGCACGTCAACCTGCATTAACGCAGCCCGTACAACAAATTACTCAACCATTAACGCAGCCACAGCAATTACAACCAACGCTGGCTGCGGAGCGGTTTGGTCCCGGCGCAGTACGCCAACCAGAACCAAAGAGGATTCCAACGAGAGCAGAAGCCGAACTTCCAGAGCTTGGAGGTGGAGGACTGCTGGCAGGAGAAGACCCTTCGAAGAGTGCAGCGATCACGCCAGCGTTACTTACAACTACAAACCCCGCTGAAATTGGTCAGATATTACAGTCAAACTTTCCTAGCATCGGAATCCAGTCAGACGAAGCCGGAAACTTAATAGCCACGAATAACAAGACCGGTGTTCGTGTTGTTCTGAATCAGCCAGGATTATCAACTTTAGATATATTGCAAGGGGGTGTTCTTGCAGCAGCATTCACCCCAGCGGGAAGGGCAGCAACTGTTCCTATTGCCGGAATAAAAGCAGCAGGCACAGAAGCAGGGCTGCAGTTCCTTCAGGCCATATCGGGGGGTGAGTTTGATGTTGAAGACGTCGCCTTAGCGGGGGCAGCGGGTGCCGGGGGCCAAAAGGTGTCTGATGTATTATCCAAAGCCAGAACAGATGTGATGCAAGCATTAAGGGCGTCAGACCCTCAGCTCGATGAAACAATTGCGCGACAGGCGGCTGAACAGGTTATTCCATCTCCGCCAAAGCAGGCGGCAGCAACGGCAGACCAAGTGACAACCACAGTACGCATCGAGCCTGTAGCGCCTTCCCAAGCTGTAGAGCAGGCAGCAGATAGCGCATCAAGACAGATACCAGGGCCAAGTACAGAGCAGCAAAGGAAAGAGCTTGCTTCTCAAATTCTCAAAGGTAAGACTGCCGAAATCGCAGCAGAGGCCGTTCCAGAACAGAGCATTATTGATGCTGCAAATGAATTGGGGGTTGATATCCTCCCTTCAGCGTCATCTCAGAATCTAACCTTTAGAGAGCTGGAACAAGGATTAAAATCTGTACCTGGCTCCCAATTAAATGCAAAAGAGAAGGCTGGTATAACACAGCTTGCACAGAAGACAGATGATTTGATCACTCAGTTCGGTGGAACTGTTGATAAATCAACTTTAGATGCGAGCGTAGAAAAAACCATGGCATCGACAATAGAAGAGATGCTATCAAAAGCCAATGATCTCTATGGGAAAAAAGGGTTAAGAGGGTTAATCCCTGCTAAGGCAGCAGCTAAAGCAGATAACATATTGCAGTTCATACAGAATAGAGCCGATGAATTCGGTGGAGCTGATGAATTAACTGCATTAGAGAAGAGGATACTCCAGAGACTTGATCCAAATACCAATCCAACATATGCCCGCCTTGACGAATGGCGCAAGAGACTCGGGGCAGCAGAAAGAGGGCAAGGTGATGAGCTTTTCAAGTCAGCAGATAAAGGTCTGCTGAAGAAGTTAGGCTCATTGGTTTTAGATGATCAGAAGATAGTGGCCGAGGCGCATGGGCAACTTGATTTGTTTAATACCGCTCGATCTATGGTTGCGCAACGAAAGATGCTAGAAGAGGACATGAAAGCTGTATTTGGACAAAAACTACAAAAGAATTTACTGCCACAAGTTGGGCGCGCTGTTGTTGCATTAAGCAAAGGGGAAATAAAACAATTTGAACAGATTATGGGAAGAATACCGAAGCAATTTAGACAAGAAGTTTTGCTTAGTTCTTTAAATGATGTGTTTACATTAGGAAGCCGAAAGGAAAAGCAGTTATCGATCCCAGGCTTCGTAGACTGGTACAGTGGTCTTAAGCGCAATAAAGCGGCATTTAATGTATTAACTCAGAATCTGCCGGAAGCAGCAGCGCAGAGATTGGATAAAATAGCAACAGTTGCAGGGGGGATTCGCAGATCGATGGAGAGCGAAATCAAAACAGGCCGTATCTTAGCAGTGCCAGAGTTGTTCGACACTTTAGAAAGCAAAATCGGAAGGATTTTCGGTGTTGCTTCTAAGGCTGCTGCTGCCGAGGTTCCTGGTGCCGCTATCGGTCTGCCTGGTGTCGGCGCTGCAACAGTCATCACAAGCGTGCTTACTAAGGGTAGAACGCCAAGATCACAGACAGCAGATCAGCTATTGGCTAGCCCTTTATTCAAAAAGGCTCTTGAGGCATTAGCTACACAAGGGGAACAAGCCGCAACGCAGCAAGCGGAGAAGTTGGCCAAGACTAGAGCATTTAGAACATGGCTGAAAACAATCCCTGCTACGGAGGCTAGAGCAATATCAGATGTCGGCTTTATAAGCTGGCTTACTTCTGAAACTCCAGAAGGACAAAGAGCAGAAACAAGAACGCAGCAATCTCAATGAACATGATGGAATCTCCCAATAGATTCATATCTAAGTATATGTGACAGGAGCAACAATAACATGGCATTTTCGCCGATTGCGCTAACCATTCCCCAATATGAAGATCATCCTAACGAGTTCCTAAAGGCGTTCATACAAGGGACTGTAACGCCTTTAGCTATGGCTACTGATGCCACAGGTGGGACAACTCTAGCAAAAGCCGAGCTTGATTCTACGGGATTTCCAATTACAGCAGGGAGCGCACGTTTTATTCCATTTATTGATGGAGATTATGATCTTTGGCTTTTCCCGACCGCTGCAGAAGCAGATGCCAATGATACTAGCAATGCCATCCAGTTTGCTGACAACTTAAACTCCGATCCGTCATCAGGAGGGGCTGCATCTCTGACATATAATCAGGGTGGTGCAGGCGCGACAAATAGGACAGTACAAAACAGATTGCAAAGATTTATAAATCCGGCAGATTTCGGCTCTGTTGGGGATGGAACAACAGACGATTCAGCGACTCTACAGGCCTCTATTGCTGCTGCAGAGGCTCTTTCTGACGCATCGGGCACAGGTGTAGGGGGAAATCCGATAGTAGTTTACTTGGAAGGGAAAAACTATGGGTTATCATCTGGCCTGACGATCAACAAACCTATTACATTCACGGGCGGATCTTTAACCGCTCTCTCAGGGTTCACTGGTTCGTTTATGTTGACTCTTGCTTCGGGCGCAGAGAAGAGCAATTTAGAATACATTTACATGGACGGGGGTCTGGACGGTTCCAATAACAGGTTTGCTGACCTTATTGATGTCAATGCTGACAGAGTTAGTTTTCATAAGGTTTTCGGGATTCATTTTCCGAATTTTGGCTTAAAAGTCACATCATGCCAAGAGGGCTTGTTTACCCATGTAATCATGAAAGAATGGCTATTCACTGAGGCAGGAACAACAAACACCAGCCTTCGTACTGCTGTAGGCATAGCAGTTGAAGACGCAGATAGTCTATTCACAAATTGTGTTGCAAACCAGTGTAATGTTCCAATTACAATATCAGGCGGATTAAATCTGTTCGTGGGTTGCCACTTCTATAATGGCGGCATGACCGATGCAACCGTCGATGCTTTATCAATGAGTTTGACGGCTACAGCCGATAACAACACGTTTAATG